ATTTGACCAAACGCAATAGTCATTTTTCTTAAAGTCTGATTATATGAATATCTACCAAACATTTTTATCCACCAAAGTCTACTTCACCAAATGGATTTCTTTCAGTAAAGTCTAATATGTCATCACTTACAGACGCTGTATCAAAACCTGCCTCATTATCTAAATCTATATTATCAGCGTAAGGTGATTGAGTTTGTATATCGTATGTTTCAAGTAAGAAGTAATTACTTTCACCACTTGCACTATCATTTTCTAACAACAATGAACCTTCTTCAGCTTCAAGTGTCATTTGATGATTTAACATATCAAGTGAGTATTTGTCCTCAGCGGCGTCTATATCAGAAACGCCAGTATCTAATCTCTCAGATGAGTATTCAAATCTAGTTACTCTTAGTTTGTAAACAGGTAAGTTTCCTAATTGAAAGAATGGCTCTTGGTCTTCAACAAATTGAATTTCAAAAAAACTATTCATTAGAGGGAAATAAATTAAATCACCCTCATTAGGTCTATCATTTTTAATTAGCGTAGCAGGGTCTTCTACTAAATCATTCCATCTTCGTTTAGAAACTGTAAAGGTAGAATCTTCTCTTATTTCTAAACCAAATTTAGATATTAATTCTTGTTCGCCACCAAAACCTTCGGTTGTATCCATGTACATTTCACACAGATAAGCTGCGTTAAATTTACTTGCAACATCTTCACCAAGAATTAAATCTCGGTTAACTAATGTTCTAGGTAAATAGTAGACATCATGTCCATAGATTTTTAGACCCTCTAGTATTAAGTTTTCAAAGAGTTTCTTTTCTTCTGATGAACCTATGCCGTCGCCACCTTGAAAGTAATGATTAACAGGCATATTAGTTACCCTCTAATTAGGTGAGGAGGTTCCTCCCAATTCATTCGTATTTCTCTTTCTAAATTTTCAAGTTCAGTTTGAGCTTGTTGCATAATTTCCATACCGTTTAGTGATACACCACCAATCATAGTAACACCAGCAAATTTAGATAAGTTAGCACCCCATTGTTGCTTAAATTTTTGAGTAACATATCTTTTTAACCATAAATCATTAAAAACATCCGAATATGTAGCTGGGTCTAATTTACGATAACACTCAATAATTAAATATTCATCTTCTGATAAATCGTTTGCCCAATCCATATCAACATATAATCTATTGTCGTGTTGTTGATATCTAATTGGTTTTTCACCAACTAAAATGTGGTCTAGAAAATCTAAATGTCTTAAAACTATATCATAGTTAATAATAGATGTTGATGAAAAGTCATATAAATCGTTTAATCTTAATTGGTATCTTACATCAAATAAGTTAAGATTACCTTTATCTGAAAATGGGAAAATATTGACAACACTTATCACCGTACTCGGCATGACTAGATAATTGTCTTGTTCAAAGAATGTAGTAGTAACATCACTTTCAGACAAATCCGTGGCTGATTCCGTACTCCTGGTTGCGTTTTTTAGTCTAGTCTTATCATCGGATGTTAGTTTGTATTTTAAATATGTTCTACGAATACCATCTCCGTGATATTGTGAAAAATACTGCAATGATTCATCTAGTCTATCTTCAAGCTGGTCATCATCAACATTGATTTCAATGACTGGTTTCCCTAATGCTCTAAGAGCATATTGTTTTAATGTTTCTCTTGTGTTTGGATTTGCCATCTTAAATTCCTCTATTTCTACTATTTATAATCATACGGAGTAGTAAGGCAATTTATAATTAGTGCCACCGATACTGATTGTTATAAATCCTACAGGCGTATCTAGACTTTCAGTTTCAAAGGTTCTAGAACCTAGATTTGATGTAATACTTGTAGAACCAGATGTAACAGTACCCTCTAGTGCTATTGTACCTGTTGCATTTGGTAAAGTAGCTGTTCTATCAGCGTCTAAACTATCAGCCGCCTTTAGTGTTAATTCGTGAGCGTCTGCACCATCACCCTCAAATCTAAGTGTATTACCTGTATTTAAAAATAATCCATCATGTTTAAATCTTGCAACAATTTCTTGTGAACCACCTGTAATCATAGCGATTTCAATTAAACCTCTTTCATTACCATCAGAGGCGTCATCTATTTTACCGGTAATTTTTGCATAATTTACTTCTTGGTCATTATCATTTTCGCCTTTAAATTTTATTTGTCCTAGATAATCAGCGTCTGCTGGTGATGATGAATTTCTTTTTAATGTTACCACAGGAGCTGCACTACTAGAATTTTCAGTTGTTGTAATTAAAAAACTATCGCCTGTTGTAGTGGTAGTTAAACTTAAAGTTCCTGTTGTAGATATATTGCCTGTGCCTGTAATATTATTTGAATTTAAATCTAAATTACCACCTAATTGAGGTGATGTATCTTCACTCACATTTTCTAAATAAGAACCTAAATCTGATATGTTAGATTCTGTAATTGTTATTGTATTACTAGCACTATTAATGGTTTTGTTAGTTAAAGTTTTAGTGTTATCAGTAGAAATAATATCACTACCACCTAATGTAGCAGTTGTAGCCTCTAAGTTTGCAACAAGTGTACCTGTTGTGATAGATAAATCTCCTGTTGAGGCGCCTGTAAAAGTTCCTGTACCAACAATAAATTTATCTGCGCTCTCATCAAAACCTATAAATGCATTATTAGAATCTCCTCTTTCAATTACAATACCAGTATCACCAGAAGGAGTACCTGTAACACCATTTGCTAATTCTAATAGTTTATCACTTACTACTGTATTTGTGGTGTCTATCGTTGTCGTAGTTCCACTTACAGTTAAATTACCTGCAATAGTTACATTATTTGGTAACCCAATTGTTATGGTATCACCACTTACAGAAGTATCTACCTCATTAGAAGTTCCTTGAATTTTTAAAGTTTCACCTAATGATATTGTTGTTGATGTTGATGAATCATCTACAAGTGTAAATCCTGAATTTGAAAGTTTACTGTTTGCAATTGAACCTGCTAATTGAGCATTTGTAATTGTGCCTGTTAATGATGATGTAGGATAATCAGTAGCGTCTGATAAGTTAAATGCTGGTGTTGTATCTGAAGCTCCTAAAGCAAGTGTTACACCGCCGAAGTTTATTGATGAATTTGCTAATTTAGCATTTGCAATTGAACCGGCTAATTGAGCATTTGTAATTGTGCCTGATAAAGAACTAGTAGGATAATTTGTGCCGTCAGACAAATCAAAAGCTGGTGTTGAATCAGAACCACCTAGACTTAATTCAACACCACCAAAAGAAACTGTTGAGTTTGCTAATTCAGCATTTGCAACACCACCATTTTTGATAGTAACTGCACCACTTGATACGGCAAAATTATCACTACTAAAACTTGCTACACCCTTATTGGAAGTGCTAGCGTCTTCAGCTGCTATTGTTAGGACATCACCTGAAATTGATGTATCAATACCTTCTCCACCTGTAAATGTAAGTGAATCAGTATCTAAATTTAATGTAACGGTTGATGAAGAATCATCAACGATTGTAAATGTACCATCACTTGAAGCATTTGCCACTTCAATTATATCACTACCAACTCTTGTATAGATTTTTTTGTCGGTAGTATTTACGGCTGTTTCGCCATCAGCAATTTCTGATGTCGTTGGTATATCTGAAGCTGTGGTAAATTTTTTGAGTTTTATGGATAATGGCATTAAGTAACGGTGCCTCCATCCACATTTGTAGTAAATTCAAATTTACCTGTGGATGAATTATACACCATTATAGTATCATCAGCCAGACCTGAATCATCCACATCTGATAAATCTACAAGATTAGAAGCACCACCTTGAGCTGCCGTAGTAAACTCTAATTTATTTGTAGATGAATTGTAAGATAATACTTTACCGTTTCCTATTGAGCTTGTATCTACATCATCTAAGTTTAATAAATTCACTTCACCGCCACCGCCAATAGACGCCATTTGTTTAATGACCATTTCTTTGAAGTGTCTAAATTCTTCTTTAATTTTATCTAATTCAGAAGGTTGTTCTGTAACAATTTGAGGCGCCATATGACCTGGACTATTTTTAGTAAAGTTAGACATTGCCTGTGCCAATAATTGTGGACCAGACATTTCTTCTTGTACTTCCTCAATTGTTTTTTCTTCAATAGGTGGTTGTATTATTTCTTTTGGTTTTTGAATTTCTTGTTCAAGAGCATTTTCAAAACTAGATAGTCTATTGAAAAAGCTCTCTAACTCTAAATGCATTTTAGTTTCTTCGGGTTTTGGTGCCGATAAAGTGTCAGCTAGAGTTTGGGGTTTTAAAGTTCTTTTGGCGTGTCCTAATACACCAAAAAATTCTGATAAATCTGATAACTCAACATTAACTTGTGGTTGTAGTTTTTTTTGTTGTTCTTCTTGTCTTGCCTTTTCTTCAGCTACTTTTTTTTGTTCTACGGCAACACTATTAAAAAATTCTTGTAATTCATTCATTATATCTTAGTAGCCTCAGGATGAACAGTTATAATTCCATAGTGTACTTTTTCTATGGTTGAATCTGCTAAAATTAATTCTACATCATAAACATATCGTCCTGATGTAATTGACGCTGTGGTTGAATTTGATAATACTAATTTGTAGATACCACTTGAACCTGTAACTACCGTAGCTGTAAATGTAGCAGTAGCAGATGAAGAATCATAAGACTTTCTCATTTGAGCTTGAAGTGTTAAATCTGATATATCGTAAGCAGTAGAACCATCAGTAGTAACTGTAAAGTTTTTACTAAAGTCTGCACCTTGGTCAATAGAAAAGTTTTCTGCTGTCTTTTGTGTAACTGCCATAATTCTCCCTCTTTACACTATTTATGCGTTATTGGCTTCCCAATTGTAAAAATGTGTGATACAATATCTACCTTGTCCAAAAGGTATTTTCTTGTTAGAACTCACTTTAGTTACTTGATGTTTTAAATAACTTGGAAAAAGTAACATTCTATTTGATACACATTCTATGGTCTGATTAGCTGGTATTAGTTTTAAATCACCACCTTTAAATTGTTTAGGTTCTTTAAACAACCATATTAAACAAGTATATTGAAGACTATCAATATGAGGTTTATAGTATTTACCTGTATCATAATAACTTACCATTGTGCTATCAGTATTTGTGCCACAAAAATGTTCAGCGTGTAACGGCATAGCAGCTAATAATATTTTTTTAAATTGTTTTGACCTCTGTTTATATAAACAATGATGAATTGTAGATAATTTAAATCCTTCGTGTGTATAGAAGTCATTTAAGTAAAATCTAAAAGCATTTGATAAAGCTTTACCACTATTATTATGTGCTACATCTGTTGTTTTATGAGCTTGTTTAACTATATAATTTTTTCTGTCATTATACAACTCTATTTCATGCCATATTGATTCTAATTCTTTTTTAGTATACCAATTATCAATAATAACATGAGGTGTGGCTAAAACATCATCATATGTTCTAACGAACCAGTCTTGTTTAATTTTATCAATAACAATACCCATAACTAAATCACCTAGTTTTTATTTTATCTATATCCCCTAACAATCTTACTTGATGGTATAATTCTACCATTTACAATAGCTGAGGTTTCACTATTCATTCTTTTACCCATAAACATTAAAGTGTATACAGGTTTACTAGCTTTTATCTTATGAAACTTTTTATAATTTAATATATTAATCCATTTTTTATTAGTGTTTATACCATCAACCTCTTCTACATAGTTACCCCATAAAATAAAAGATATAAAACTACCCTCATGATTATGAGCAATTTGTTTTATCGGATATACTTTAGAAAATAAAATTGAAAATAATGGTGTCCATACACCCCACCTTTTTAACATGTAGTTACCAGTTTTGGTCATAACATGAGTAGAACCAATACCAGATTCTTTAAAAAAATTATAAATCTTTGAGTTTAACATGGTCGTAGTTTCCCGAGCCATCATTTTTTGGCACTTTAACATATTCTTTAAGGTCTGCCTTATTGACTTCTTGAGCTACTAGATTACCATGATTATCGTATTTTGGTACAACTATTTCTGTATCACCTAAATTTGTTAATTCACTTGCAAAATCAGCTGTGTATTCTGTGAAAACCTCTGTATTTCCCCACACTTGATACCTCTCTAGATGTGCAAATAAAGTAACTGATACTAATCGTTTATTTGAATCAAATTGAAATTTATAAGAATCATCTTTATGAAGTTTTTTACCTTTTGTGATAGGCATTGTGGGTGCCGAACTATCTACTGTGTCTAAAGAGTTTGCCCAATTCCATACATCATCAGCGTCGCCTGTTACATAAATTGCTTGAGTATTTTGCAACTCAAAATTAGAATTTGCTATATCAGAAATATACATAACATTAATACCTGAACCTAAAGGCACAACAGGCATTGCTTGACCCGATTTATAAAATATTTCAAATGTTTTTGTCGCTGTATCTAAATCATAGATATATCTAATAAAATCTTTATCTATTAAGATACTGTTTTGAAGTTTACTGCTATCTTTATGGTCTTGTTCTACTGAACATTGATGAAAGGTAATGACATTATTTTCCATGTCAACACCCCATACGAAAATAGGAAAAGGAAAAGTTTCATCTGTAAAAACATCTGTAACTTGTTGTTTAACTTTTACAGTTTCATCATCATCACTGCCAGCCCAATATACTCTATTGACTACTTTTTTGTTATCTATGAATACTCTATATAAAATCATTTTTTAATCCTCTTACCTATTTATGATACTGCGCCTTGTACATTTGAACATCCATCTTCCCATGTTAAAGTATTGCCGTTTACTTGTATTGCTTTTCCAGCCGCACCACCAGCTCCTCCAGAGCCTCCTGTGATTACTTGACCACTTGTATTTCTAGATGAACCAGTATTGCCACCTTGACCGGCTGCCCCAAAAGCACCACCGTTTCCGCCTTGACCGCCAGTAGCTGGACTGCCGCCACATGGCGCATTACCACCAGCGCCTCCATTTCCAGCACCAGAGATAGAGCCTGCTTGGCCGGCTTGGCCACTTGGAGTTCCTCCAGGACCTCCAGCACCTCCTGAACCGCCAGATTGGCCAGCTGCACCACCGCCGCCACCGCCGCCGGCTGGAGCAAAGTTAGGACCTCCCTTTCCTGTGGTTTGGTCTATTTGGCCGTTTCCGCCGCCTCCGCCTCCGCCGCCTCCGCCACGGATATTTCCACCATTGTTTTGAACAGTAGTATTAAAACCTAAATTTAGTGCATGACCCCCAGCACCACCAGCTGAACCAGCGATTTGTTGTTGTTGTGATTCAGAACCACCATCAGCACCAGCACCACCTGCTCCACCAGCGCCAACAATTTGACTATTGTTAATAATCTTAATTGTATCACCTGCTGTCCATTGATTACCTGTGTCTATGGCGTATTGACCTGTTCCAGCAGAACCTACAATTGCTTGAACAGTTAGTGTTACATCTGATTTGCCGGCAACATATGTGCCACCTCTATTTGAATAGATGTTATAATTTTGTGTTGTGCTACTTATTGTGAGATTAATTGTTTTGCGTGTGATTCTGTTTGCACCGCCATCACCACCAGAACCACCTAATCCTAATACATTATATCCGAAATTTCTAGACATTCATTAATCTCCTTAATCATCCGATAAAGCGTCATTAGTATAGAATAGTTTTATTCCTAATAGTCTGGCATCCCCCGATTGGTCATCTGCTGATACATCTCTCATAATTTGAAAGAATACTAATTCATCCGTGCTTGGTGAACCTGCAATGGTAACAGCACCACTTTCATCAGATACATCTAAATCACCTGATGTACCACTATGAGCTTTTGCTGTTGCAACAACTCTTGTACCAAAAGCAGTATTAATATCTCCGTTATCTGCAAAAGCAACACCCGCTAATCCCCAAGCAGTAGTCCCTGTGTTTGTACCTGATACGGTAAAGAATGCTTGGAAAGTAACTGTGCCTTCGTTCCATGATTTTGGAAATGCAACAGTAAATTGTGCGTGTTCATCCGATGAAGGGTCAAAATCTAAACACTTCAATTCGGGTCCGTTTGATAATTCTACTTGTGCTAATTCAGCACAACCATTTGTACTTTCAGGATACATAGCGGCTGCTGGAATCCAAATAGTTTGTTTACCAACTAAACCTGTTCCTGCTGTACCATTTAGTGTAAGAGTAGCACCTGAATCTACAACAACCGAAGAACCTGATAATGCATTAAAACTATTTGCTGTAAACCTAAAGTCATCTGCACCAGCAATTTCAATATCTATTTGGTCATCTGTATCTGCGTGAATACTAGTATCACCATCTGTGTCTAATATTAATTTACTACCATTCATATCACCGCCACCAGTAAATGAATGAGAACCTACGGCAATTACTTCAATGATATCATCATCTTCAACGCCTGAATCTAATACAACACTTGTACCATTTGTAGCAGTATATTCTGATTCAGCAAGTTTTACACCATTATAATATACATCTATAAGACCGACTGTATATGATAATGCTGTACTATCATCAGCAGTAGTAAAAGTGGTTTGTCCTGTATCACCACTAAACTTAAATACTGTTTTTTGTAATCCTTTTGATAAATCTCTTGCTCTTGTCATTCTATATTCTCACTATGGTTTTGGATACTTATCTTTAACTGCTTTGACAGCTTTGTGCCATTCGCCAGTTGTATCTAACTTATTATTTGTCATATCATGATATAATTTATCAAGTTGTTCTGTTATAGTTGGATATTCAGATTTTCTGTTATCCTGATATTCTGTTTCAGATAATTTAGCAGTTACTAATGATTCATCAATAGTTACTTCATTATCATTTTCATCATAACACCTTTCATTTTCACCATCACCACGAATGGTTTTTACTGTGTTGTGTGTTTTATATATAGCGTCATGTCTTAACATTATCCTGCAAACTCCATTACTGTTAAATTAACTTCTACTGAACTTTGGTTAAAATATGCTGTGCTAGCACCATTTGTAGATTTAAAGTATGGCTCAAATACTAATTCACTTGTTGTGTTAGCGTCATAAAATGTACAAGTTGATTGCATATACTTACCCTCCGTAGAAACTGTTTGCCTAATTAAACCTTTGGTATTTGAATTATTTATTGCACCTGCACCAGCGCCACCAACATTTACATAATGTGTTATATGAATTTCAGTAGCTGCGTTATTTGGAAATACATTACCACCACTTGTCATCATTAAAAATTTTGAATTTACTGTTTGTGGTGTAATCGTTACTTGCAAACCTGATGCTGTAAAACTTGTATTTGTAGTTGAGATTGTGCTATTAGAAGTTGCAACAGAAATACCTAAACAAACACCTGTTGTAACAGAAGTTAATAAATTTCCTGTTTCAGCCGGCAAAGAAATCGTATTAGTTCCAGCAGCTGCTGGCGCTGATATGGTTAACTCACCTGAACTTGAACCTTTTAATTTAATTGTACTCATTAATCTGCTTCCTCTGCTGTGTTACCTTGTGCTACCCATTCTAAATATTCTTGATAGTCTGTGTTGTCTTCTGACATTGGTATAAATGCCATATCTTTTTTCCTACAAACTATTGTAGGGTTTCCTAATGAATTATTATAAAGTTTGTATTCTGCCATTTATAACTCCGAACTTGCGTCTATTGTTGCATCAGCTGTTCCATTGTCTAATAAAGTACAACCATGACCTATAGTAAAACCTGAGTTAGTTGTATGACAATAAAACCCATGTAAACTTGAACCTGCACTAGTTAATCCTGTAGGTGCTTGTGTTTTATTTCCTGCTTGTAATAAAAAATCACTTGCACTTCCGAATGTGATTGTAGCATTTGCTCTTTTTACAGTTGAGTATCTGATATCAACACGACCTTGTGCTGTGCTAAATAAAACACCTGCACCAAATGAATCACCACCACCACTTGTTGTAATTCTTTCAAAGTACCTCTGACATCTAGCTAGACTTGTTGCTCTATCTTCAAACTGAAAGTTAGGTATGCTGTTGCTGTCAAATGTTCCTACTTCTAGTTGAACACCTGTTATGTACCAATCATTATCTGTGCTGTCTAAAAGATTAACTGCTTGACCATCTGCAACGAAACCATCAGCAGTTGAAGCCCATGTTGTTTGTGTTGTGCCTGTAAAATCTATGCCTGTTGCAAAATTCCAATACATTTGAAAACCTATACCATTGTCATTATCTATAACACCTGTTGTATCAGCAGGTAAATTAATTAGTTTTTTCTCCCAAGTATCAGCAGAACTGATAGTATATGTTTTTGTAAGTCCTCTTAAATCATCATTTTGTCTTATATGAAAACTATATGTGCCTGTTTTACTAGATTTAACCCAAAATGATAATGTTGATGTTTCAGCACT